GAGAATAAAAAAAATACTAGGAAATGTTAAACCAGAAGATGAAAAAGCAATAAAAGAGATGATAATGAAGAATAAAAAAAAAAGATCTAAAATGAAACTCGAGAATGTTAATGATGATGATATAGAAAAATTTTCAAAACTTGCAAGTAAATACATTAAACCCGAGCATATAGAAAAAATTGCAAAATTTGCAAGTAAATACATCAAACCAGAACATGTAGAAAAATATAAAGAACTTGCAAGTAAATACATTAAACCTGAGAATGAAGGAAAAGATGCAAATGTAGCGAGTGAAAACATGAAAGGTGGTATGACATCATTAAAAAACAAGAAGACAAAAAAAAACAAGACAAAAAAAATCACAAAAAAACAAGAAAACAAAAAGACAAAAAAATCACAAAAAAACAAAAAAACAAAAAAACAAAAAGACAAAAAGACAAAAAAATCACAAAAAAAACTAAAAAGAATTCGTAAAAAATAATATATTATTATGCTAATTTTTAATAAATATTAGTTTAATATGAATTACAAAAAAAAATCGGAAAAAGAATCGGTAAAAGAATCGGTAAAAGAATCGGTAAAAGAATCGGTAAAAGAAACAAAAATCAATAATATTAACGATATTTTTAAACTGCCTATTTTTTATGTTGATAAAAAGACAGAATTAAAAGAGAATATCATTACTGATTTAGAACTAATTAAAACAATTGACACTGATGCATCATGTATCCCTATTTTATACAATACATTTCAACCAACAAATTGTTTAGCAAAAAAGGTATTAGACCAAATACCGAATTATTATTCATATGATGTAAATTTTTTGACTGATACACAACATCTCTTAAAATCATATAAATCATGTTTAGTGAAAGAAACTGAATCGGACATCACCAATGAAAATACCCAAGTTCCAGAAAAACCCGACTATGACGAAATAGTAAAATTATGGGATGAAATCAAATTAGACACAGGTTTTAGAGAAAAATACAGCTACATGGATTGGAGTTATTTTTTACATTTAAATGAGTCACAAATGTTTTTACAATTAATGAGTTTTTATAACATGACATCTCCAGTTATATCATTATTTGTTCCTGTTTTTATTTTGATAGTTCCTTTTTTTATAATAAAAGCTCGTGGTTTATCTCTATCAATTAAAGAATATATAGATATATTGAAAATATTAGCAGGGAATCATGCAATTGGTAAACTATTTACACAGTTTCACAAAGTTAAATTAGATCAAAAAATATACATGTTAATATCTGCTGGGTTTTATTTATTTTCAATTTATCAAAACATTCTTACATGTATTCGATTCCAATTTAATATAAGAAAAATACACACCTATTTAAATAAATTTAAGGAATATTTACAATATACATTGGCTAATATGGAAAATTTAGAATCATTGGTATCAAAATTGAAAAACAAAACATACACTGGTTTTATTGAAGAAATGAAAAAACACAAATCTATTTTAGAAGAATATAAGAATAACTTGTCTAGTATTTCTGATTTTAAAATTTCTTTTAGGAAATTGGCAGAAATAGGTACTGTGTTGAAATACTTTTATCAATTGAATTATAATGAAACCTATAATACATCCTTTTTGTATTCATTTGGCTTTAATGGATATATAGATAATTTAGAAGGATTAATAGATAATATTCAAAAGGAGAATTTACACTTTGCTGATTTCAATGTCAAAACCAAAGAAACCAAGTCCAAGTCCAAATCCAAATCCAAAAACTCTAATATATTGAAAAAATCATATTATGCTGCTCTAATAAATAAAAATCCAGTGAAAAATGATGTCAAATTGGATAAAGCAATGATAATAACCGGCCCAAATGCTTCTGGAAAAACAACCGTTTTAAAATCCGCATTAATAAACGTTATATTATCACAACAATTTGGATGTGGATTTTATGATGAGGCCATTTTAAAACCCTATAAATTTATCCATTGTTATTTAAATATTCCAGATACATCAGGTAGAGATAGTTTGTTTCAGGCGGAAGCACGAAGATGTAAAGAAATTATAGATACGATTAAAGAGAATAATGGAGGTGACGATGATTCACACTTTTGTGTGTTTGATGAAATATACTCTGGAACGAATCCAGAAGAGGCCGTTATAAGTGCTTTAGCTTTTATGCAATATTTAGTTAAAATTGAAAAAGTACAATGTATTATGACAACACATTTTATCAAAGTATGTAAAAAACTAAACAAAAACAAACGTATTAAAAATTATCATATGCATGTAGATTTGACAAACAATAACGATTTCTCATATACATATAAAATGAAGGAAGGAATATCTGAAATTCATGGTGGTATAAAAGTGTTAAATGATATGAACTATCCAACAGAAATAATTAATAATACGAGAAATAAAATGAATCAAAAAAACTCAAAGAACCTCGAATAGAATAAATATTTAATGTATTCGTTTAACATATAAATATAATTATATATATATCAATTAATAGGATAAAGTATACCAATAACATCAAGAAATGACAATAACAGATATATTTTCAACATCTTTTTTAATTAGTTTAGCAATATGTTTGTTGTTAGTTGGTAGTGTATTTTTTTACTTTAACCAAAAAACAGCAGAGCAAAATCATAAGATAGCATCTATGTTTGATTTGGTATCAACCATGGCAGAAGAAGTAAATTCTGTGAAATATCACGTCCAAATGGTTGCTAGTAGAGGTGGTATTCCGATGGGAATGAATCCACCACCAAATATGAATGGCGGAAATGGAAACGGAAACGGAAACGGAAACGGAAACAATCAATTGAATCCAAATAGTAATTTAATTGCAATCTCAGAAGACGAAGACGACGAAGACGACGAAGACGACGAAGACGAAGACGATGAAGACGAAGACGAAGACGAAGACGAAGAAGACGAAGACGACGATGACGATGACGACGACGACGATGATGATAAAAAAAACATTAAAATTGATGAAGACGATGATGATTTAAATATTGAAAATTTGAATTTTGAATCTGTAGCAAATTTATTGCCAAATGAAAGTTCAGAATTAAATGAATCTGATATGAAAAACCTGAAAACAATCAATATCAATGTTTCAACAAACGACAACGATAACGATAACGACAACGAAGAAGAATTCGAAATCGAAATCGAATCAGAAGATGTGTCTGATGTAAATATTAAAAATGTTGAAGTATTGGATTACAAGAAATTATCATTAAATAAACTTCGAAGTATAGTAATTGAAAAAGGTGTAGTTACTGATGCTTCAAAGTTGAAAAAAAATGAATTATTAAAATTACTAGAAGTTGAATAAAACCAAACCAATAAAATTACACATAACTAATAAAAAACCATTACACCTATAAAAATATATTATCTAATTATATACATATATTTAGATAACATAACATTTTAAAATATGAGTTGGGCAACATGTTACTCTGGATCGAACAACGTTCATTTCGATTTTCCTCCTATTATGGCAGACGGTAGAAATTATGCTTCATGGCAACCAGAAGCTGTTATAAATGAAAGAATTCAAAGACAGGAGAATATTCGATCAAATTGGCAATATAGACAATATTTAACAAACAATGGTATGAAAATTATGAATTATAATAACATATCAGCGTGTTATGATTTAGGGATGCCATGTAGTGTAACAACCGGACAGTCTACACCTTCTAGCAACGTACCTATTATGTATAAATCTTTATTTGACACTGGGTCACATGGTTATGGTTATCAAAACAGTGATTTAAAAAATCCATACTTATCTAGACAACAGTTGGAAGCAAAGATGATTTCGCCTTATTTTACACCAGATTCATTAGGTCAATTAGGTATTAATCACAATCTCAATAACAATCTCAATATCACCCCCACAAACATCAATTGCACTAAATAGACACAAAAAATCATAATTTATTTACAAATAAATAAAATATGATTTTACAAACCGAAAATCAAAAATCCAAGAACTGACATTTAAGCACGTCTGTTTTTGGATTTACGACAATAACGACGTTTAGTTCCAGAAGCATATTTGCATCCAGCAGTTCGTTTGCATACAGCAGAACGTTTAACTTTTCTGCAGGTGGAGTTTTTAACACGGCGTCTGTAAATGGCCTTTTTGCTTGTTTTACTACGAGTAGTCATTGACATGGTATATATAATAAGTATATTTTTTTTCAAAATTCCTAAATATATATATTATATATAAATGTTGTGGAGTGAGATTTTAGCTAATTGGGAAAATGGAATTGTACTAAAATATCCAAAAAATGTAAAAGGAAAATTTCAATGGAATACAAGTGTATTGAAAAATGACGGAAAAGTAGCATATTTACAAACTTTTAGAACAAATAATAAACTAGCACAAAGGCAAAATAAAAAAGATTTTCAAGAGTATTTCAAAAATTCACAAAATAAATATGTAGTTTCTTTTCCAAATCTTAACAAAGATACAATGTTAGTAGTTCCAATGCCTGTTCGTGGAAAAAATTATGCTACATTAAGGGATTTTATTGACAATGCTTCAGAAATACAACAACAAGAATTTTGGAAAAAAGTTGCAGAAGTAGCCAAAAAATTTATGAATGAAAAAGGTAAAGTATGGATAAGCGTCCATGGATTAGGTGTTGATTATACGCATGTAAGAATATCGACAAGTCCAAAGTATTATTTTGATAATGAACTTAAAAAAGATTAAATTTCTTATGCACCTTTTCTCATTTCAAACGCAGATTTTTTCTAAAAATAGATTTAACGTCATTGGATGCCAATGTAAATAAATTCCTTCGCCATATGTGGTACTACATTCAGTATAATATTGAAAATGTATTTCATCTTTGTTATTCAACTCGGTATAGAATAAATATGCTTCCCTCATTTGTTGATGAGTCATTATTTCATGATATTTTTCTTCAAATAATATATTCGCAAAATCATCATCATTAAAATTATATATTCTTATTCCAAACATACTACCATTATCATAAATTCCCATTTTATGATAATACATTATAAATTTATTGTTATAATCTAACGAAATAATGGGCGTTTGAAATGAGAAAAGGTGTAAAAATACAATATAAATAATATACATATTATTTATGTATATGTCTTCATCACCATGTACCATAAAATTATTAAGTATTGATATTGGTATTAAAAATTTAGCATTTTGTTTATTTGAAATAGAAAATAATATTTATAGTGTGAAAAAATGGGATATAGTCAATGTAGGAGAAGAAACATCATTATTATGTGGAGAAATAGAAAATGATAAATCAAAAGCAAAATCTACAAAATCAACAAAACACCAACCACACCCTCAGACACCACAACCCATCAATATATGCAATAAACCAGCCAAATATACAAAAAACAACAAATGTTATTGTTTAAAACATTCAAAAAAACAAGTATTTCATGTTCCTACGAAAGAATTGGAATCATCCTATTTAAATAAAC